CATCGGCATAGAGGAGACCGGTGCGATGACGTTCGCGCGCACTGCCTCACCTGAGCAGCGGGTGGCGTGGTGCCGGAAGAAGCTGCGGAACGGCTGGTCGGCGAAGCAGATCGCAGCCGTCCACAAACGCATGTTCGGCGTCTGGCCCGACAGGAGCGTGTTCAATGCCGCGTGAGTCGCACGTCCAGCGGGAGATCCTGCGCCTCTGGGGCTCACACCCCCGGGTTCGCCTGTGGCGGGCGAACGCCGGGAGGGCTCTCGTCGCAACCGCCGGAGTCGGGCTCCGCTCGATGCAGATCAACATCCCCGGCTGCCCCGACCTGATCGGATGGATCGCTCCGACCGGGCGCTTTCTGGGTATCGAGTGCAAAGGGGACGGCGGGAAGCTGAGCCCCGAGCAGATCGCCTTCCGCGACACGCTGGTTCGGATGGGCGGTATCTACATCGAGGCCCGCTCGGTCGAGGACGTGGACCGGGTGCTCCGCGATGCGTAAGGCCCTCTCCCTCATCGACGACGGCAACCCAAACGGTATCGCGCTACTCGAGTCTCAGCTCCTCGGGCTGCTGATGCTCGATCCGGTCTCCCGCCTCGAGCCGTGCCTTCAGACGCTCAGGCCGGCCGATTTCGAGTCCGCACACCGCGGCGTCGCCTTCGGGGCCATCATGCTCGAGCGCAAACCCGAGCTCGGCCTCGTCGTCTCCCGCCTCGAGGCCGAAGGGCACCGTCCGCCCGGCAACCGCACCGGCTGGGGCGACGCGCTGGCCCGGTGCCTCGACGTGGCGATGGTGGACGAGGAGGCGATCCCGGACGCCGTCAGGGCGATCCGCGAGGCGTCTCGGCGCCGTCAACTCTCCGCGATCATGGGAGGGCCGGATGGCGCCGGGGCTGACTGAGGCTCTCCGCGGCTCCATCCTCGACCTCGAGACGCGGCTTTCTGACGCCCGCCGGCTCCTGGCGGAACACCTGGGCGAGCAGGAGCGGCTCGGGATGTCGCTCGTCGAGGTTATCCAGCGGCAGACCGGAATGGGCGAGCGGTTCCCGACCGGGCTCCCGACACTCGACCTGCACACTGGCGGGGGCATCCCGCGTGGGCGGATGGTGATGCTCGTCGGCAAGCCGGGAGTCGGGAAGACCTCTTTGGCCTCGCAGTTCGTCCTCCACATGGCCCGGCATCGGCGGGTCGCCGTGATGGCCCTGTTCGCCGACTCCGGGATGGACGACGCGGCGATCACGATGGCGCAGCAGCTCGGGGTGGCCCGAGAGGCGGCGCTGTCCGGCGAGGCTGAGGCGGTCGCCGCCGTCTCCCGCGAGACGTTCGGCATGACCCTCCAGCTCGTCGACCCCGACCAGCCGTACGACATCGAGGACGTGGCCTCACGCTTCGTCCTGGGCCTGCCGGAGGACGTGGCGCCCGTGCTGCTCCTCGACTCCGTCCAGGTGCTCCGGTGCCCGGACCAGCGGGCGAAGACGGTCTACGAACGGGTGACGGCGATCTCGAACACGGTCAAGCAGGTCACGTCCCGACACCGGCTCGTGACGATCCTCGTCAGCCAGAGCAACCGGGCGAGCTACGCGAACGCGACGATCGCCAAGGACGCCGATCCGCTGGCGGCGGGGGCGGGAGGCGGGGCGCTGGAGTTCATGCCGGACGTCCACCTCTTCCTCGACGGGAAGAAGGGCGGGCCGATCAAGCTCCACTGCGCGAAGTCCCGCATCGGTCCCGCCGGCTGGGACGTGGAGCTCGCCCTCGACTTCGACCGGCACCGGCACGTCGAGGTTGATGCCGCGGCGGCGGCGGCGCAGCGGGCCGCAGAGGACGACGAGGAGCGGATGCAGCTCATCCGGGCAGCCCAGGCGAAGTGCATCGACGTACTCAGGCGCAACCCGGAGGGAGCCTCGACCCGTCGCCTCGAGGTGCTATGTGGCGGGAAGGCGGCGATCCATCGGGAGGCGGCGCGGCTGCTCTGGGAAGCCGGCGTCCTGATCTCGGAAGAGAAGCACGGGAAGGGAGGAGGTGTCGTGTGGAAGCTCGGAAGAGTGGAGGCAGCGTGAGTGGGACACAGTTGAGAACGATCCGTACCTTGTGGCGTGGTCTAACCGTGTCCCGGAGCGTCCAGGAGACGCGACTTCGGTACGGTACGGACGCACTTCCGGCGGACGCGGTTTGCAGGCGGGCTCTGCCCTCAGCGCCTATCAAGGCGCTGGTAGGGTCGCGTTCGGCGTCCAGTCGCCACAGAGACGCCTCCAAAGCGAAATGCGGGGCATCCGGACGCGGTTCCGTCGATGTCCAAGTGCGTCCGATACCGTGTCCCGCTAACCGTGTCCCGCCCCTTCGGGGGGGGGGCGGGGCGGGGACACAGTTAGCTTTGGCGGACACAAACCGCGTCCGGGACACAGTTAGGACACGGTTGGGACACAGTAGGACACGGTTCGCCTTCGGAAAGTGCGGGTGGTGCTGATGGCCGGCGACGTCCCGGTCTGCCAGCCTGACACGACCGTCTGCTGCCTCGTCCAGATTCCGAATACCTCGGAATGGGCTGTGGCGTGCCCCACAACGGCAGGAGCGCCCCCGGCCCTGCCCTCGGTATCCCCCGGCGGCTTGCTCGTCTCAGCGGCGCTCCTGGGGGCCGTGGGAGTGGCTCTGGTCAGGAGGTGGCGGTGAGCCTGCCGCTCTGCCCNNGTGTGCGGGGACCGGGACGTGCCACGGGTCGACGGGGCGGCGGTGATCAAGATCGCCGAGCCGGGCGGGCCGCTCCGCTACTCGGTGACGGTGCTCCGGTCCTACCGCTGCCGGTGCGGCTGGACGTACCAGACGAGCGAGACGGTCGACAAGCTGAACCCGGAGTGCCTGTGGGTGCGGAAGCTGGCGATGGATGAGGCGGACATCCCGCCCGCGGGATAGACCCCCTACCGTAGCGGCGCCGTTTGCCGCACCTTGAGATCGGGCCAGTAGGTTGCTGATTGGCACTGGCCCGAGAACGAATGTGGCAAACGGCCAGTTCCGACCCGGAAGCGACCCGCGGCGCAATCTCGCCGGTCGAGCAGGGCATCCCAACCGGCGCACCGTCGAAGGCGAGGCGTTCGCGCGGGCCTGGCTCAACGAGAACGGGAACCCGATCCTCGCCGAGATCCTCGCCTCTGACGACCTCGAGGCGAAGTGGCGAGCCTTCGCCTTCTTCTTCGAGCAGGCGCACGGCAAGTCCCGGCAGCGGATCGCCGTCACTGGAGACGTTCCCCTCGCCGTCGTCATCACGCGTGCTGCGAGTGGAGTTCCCGCAACTCCATCCGCTCCAGGAGACGATCGCGGACAGCCCGGCGCGCTTCCGGGTGGTATCGGCGGGCCGGCGCTGGGGGAAGAGCCTGATGGCCGGTGACCTCGCCGTCGGCGCAGCTCTCGGCGGCGGCAAGGTCTGGTGGGTTGGCCCGACGTACCCGCTGACGACGGCGGCATGGCGCGACCTCAAGGCGACGGCGCGGCAGATCCCCGGCACCGAAATCTCTGAGTCGACCCGCACGCTCATCTTCCCGACGGGCGGGCTCCTCGAGGTCAAGTCGGCCGACAACCCGGACAGCCTTCGCGGCGTCGGCCTCGACTTCCTCGTCATCGACGAGGCTGCGTTCGTCGCCGAGGAGGCGTGGACCGAGGCGCTCCGGCCGACGCTCGCCGACCGGCAGGGCCGGGCGCTTATCATCTCCACCCCGAAGGGCCGCAACTGGTTCTGGCGTGCCTTCCAGTTGGGCCAGGACGCCTCTCAGGACGAATGGCGCTCGTGGCAGGCCCCGACGTCCTCCTCGCCGTACATCGCCTCTACGGAGCTCGCAGCGGCCAAGGCGGGGCTACCGGAGCGGGTGTGGCGGCAGGAGTTCCTCGCAGACTTCCTCGAGGACGGCGGTTCGGTATTCCGCGGCGTCCGCACGGCAGCTTCGGCCCGTGTCCTGACCCATGCGGAACCCGGTCGCCGCTACGTCATGGGCGTCGACTGGGGCAAGACCGAGGACTTCACCGTCATCACCGTCATCGACGACGAGACGGGCGAGGTTGTCCGGGTCGACCGCTTTAACCAGATCGACTACACGGTGCAGCGGGGACGAGTGGTCTCGGCCTTCGAGGCGTTCCACCCCGCCACCGTCGTAGTCGAACGGAACAGCATCGGCGAGCCGCTCATCGAGGAGCTCGTCCGCAGCGGCCTGCCGGTGCAGCCATTCACGACCAGCAACGCCTCCAAGTCGCTCATCATCGACGCGCTCGCCCTCGCCTTCGAGCGCGGCGACGTCCGCATCCCGGACGATCCGAGCCTGCTCGCCGAGCTCGAGGCGTTCGAGATGGAGCGCCTGCCTGGCGGGTCGTTCCGCTACGCCGCGCCAAGCGGGATGCACGACGACATGGTGATGTCCCTGTCCTTCGCGTGGCACGCGCACGCCGGCAGCGGCATCCCGTTCGGCGGGTTCCTCAAGATGATCGAGTCCGACCTCCGGGCTCGCGAGGTGGCGGCATGAGCGTCGTCTCGACGCAGCCGGTCAACGCCGGGCAGGTCTACATGGCTTCGGGGCAACTCCCGCAGCCGCTCCTCTACGACTTCGCCGGGCGCCTCATCACGCAGGCGGCGTTGCACTCGCCGATCGACTACGGCCCCGGCGCCCCGCTCGCGCCGCGCATCCCGGTCCCCGATCATCCGCCGCGCGAGTTCCAGTACCAGGTCGGCTACAACCTGGTTACGACGCCGCGCACCGAGGGCGGCAAGGAGTACTCCTTCGCCCAGCTTCGCGCGTGGGCGGACCTCTGCCCGTACTACCGGCTCGCCGTCGAGTACCGGAAGAAGCAGGTCCGCGGGCGGAAGTGGGAAGTCGTCCCGATCGAAGATCCGAAGAGCCCGGCGGCGAAGAGGAAGCATCAGGCCGCGATCGATCGTGCGACCGAATGGCTTCGGCTCCCGAACCGGGTCGACCGCATCCGACTTTCGACGTGGCTCGGGCAGGCCATCGAGGAATCGCTCGTCGTCGACGCGCTCGCGTTCTTCAAGCAGCGCCATTTCGACGGCGGCCTCTCGCTCGTCCAGATCGACGGCTCGACGATCAAGCCGCTCATCGACGAGTGGGGCCACGTCATCGGGTATCAGCAGATCCTCTACGGCTACCCGGCGACGCAGTACCGGGTGAACGTGGCCGGCGAGTACTCGCTCGGCGAAATGGCCTACTGGGTCTACTCGCCGCGGGTCACGAACACGTACGGGACGTCGGCGATCGAGGAGATCCTCCCGGCGATCCTGACGGCGGTCAAGCGCAGCCAAACGCAGCTCGCGTGGTACACGGACGGCACCGTGCCGGATGCGTTCCTGAACGCTCCGGAGAACTGGACGCCTGAGCAGATCAAGTCATACCAGACGTGGATGGACGCGGAGTTCACGGGCGACGTCACGCGCCGGAAGATCCGCATCCTGCCGAACGGCGCGTCGTACACGCAGGCGAAGCCGTTCGCGTTCAACAAGGACGAAGAGGAAGCCATCGCCGCGCTGATCCTCGCGCACATGGGCGTGCCGAAGCATGTCCTCGTCTCGCAGGTCAACCGCGCGACGGCCGAAGTGCAGTCCGACGACTCGGCCGACGTGGGCCTCGTGCCGCTCCTGACGTGGTTCGAGGAGAACCTGACCGACATCGTGCAGGACGACCTCGGCTTCTCCGATCTCCAGGTCGTCTGCACGGACGGGCTCGCACGACAGGCCGAGGCCGACGCGAAGGCCGACGCCATTCTCGTCGGGGCGAACATCCTCACGCCGGACGAGGCGCGGGCGAAGCGCGGGCTCGACCCGATGGTCGTCGAGAACGCCGAGAAGAACACGCGCGTCGCTCCCGAGTACCTGACCCGCGCCGTTTTCGAGGCGGGCGTGATGACGCGCGACGAGCTCCGCGCGGCGCTCGGGCTTCCGCCGGCTGCCGAGGGCGGGACCGACTACGTGACGATCGGCGCGTTCGGTGTCACGGCGCCCGACAAGATCGCCGACGAGGCGCAGGCGCCGAAGGCCGCCGCCCCCGGCGTGGAGGGTCCAGACCGTGTTCTTTCCGCCTCTGTCACTCGTGATGCGATGGCCGAACTGCGAGCCGGCGCCCTCGAGTCCGCCGCTGCCAAGTCCGAGCGCGCCCAGTGGCGAGCCTTCGCGGTCAAGCGAGTCGCGAAGGGCCGAGCCTGCGATCCCTTCGCCTGCCATCACATCCCTGCCGACGAAGCCGCTTCCATCCGCAAGGCCCTCGCCGCCGCCCGCACCCGAGAAGACGTGGCGCGAGCCTTCCAGAAGAAGGCGCTCACGGAGGAAGTGAAGGAGCGCGCCGTCGCGTCGATCAAGGCGGCGACGGAGCGGCTGTTCGCGGTTCAGTACAAGGCGACGCTGAAGCACGCGCGGGAGGTGCTGGGTGGCTGACCCCCTCGACACCTTCGTCTCGGACGTCGAGGAGGCGCTCAAGGTCGTCTACGGCGGTGCGGCTGAGGACGTGAACACGGGCGGCCTCTCGTTCGACTACCTCGACGCGAACGCGGCGAAGTACGCCAGGGAGCGCGGCGGCGAGCTGATCGGCACGAACGACAACGCCTGGTCCGTCGAGCAGACGACGCGCGATGAGGTGAACCGGCTTCTCCAGGAGGCGATGGCCGATGGCCTCTCGCCGCAGGAGTTCGCCGACCGCCTCGAGGAGTCCGGCCTCTTCGGCGCGACGCGTGCCGAGGTCATCGCGCGGACCGAGGTCGCCATTGCGCAGAACTACGGGCAGGGCGAGACGTACCGCGAGCTCGGTTTCACGCACGTCTACGTGCAGGACGGCGATTGCGACATCTGCCGCGAGGTGGACGGCGCGGTCTGGACGATCGAAGAGGCACTCGACAACCCGGTCGCACATCCGAACTGCGTCCGTTCTTTCTCCCCCGTGCCGATCAACTAAGGAGCCACGATGAGCGACGTCGGAGCCATCTACCCGAACACGCCGAGCACCACGGCCGATCAGCCTTGGCTCGTCATCCCGTCGGACTTCAAGGGGGTCCGGGTCGTCAACACGATCGACATCGGCGCGCACGTTCCCTCGACCGTGGCGGCCACGGCGGCGAACGGGACGATTCTCTCGAGCGGCGGCGTCTGGACGACCTACACGGCGGCCGGCGCGTGCGGCGTCAAGCTGCTCCTCGAGAACACCTGCGCCACGGGCGAGTTCGCGACGATGCGGCTCCGTGCGCGGGCGGCGAACACGACCGCCTCGGGCAACGGCGGGAACAGCGTCGGCACGACGACGTGCATCGACGCCTCGGCATCGGCAAACAAAGCGGAGTACGGCGTCCTCAAGGCGATCAACGCCGTCGCGCAGCCGAACGCCTACGCGCAGACCACCGACGCGACGAACATCGTCTGCGCGCTTTACGGCCGAATCGACGCGACGGCCGCATCCGTCGGGCGCCGCTGGGTCTCGTGGATCGATACCCACGCGACGACGAAGGCGGATGCCTCCGACTATATGGAGCGCATCTCGCACAACGGCACTCAGGCACTCGACGGACTGTGGACGATCTACACGGGCGGCCGACTCCCGCAGCTCTTCAACTTCGAGGACGTAGCGGGATTCCTCTCGACCTCGGGGGCCGGGACGTTCACGAAGACGCACAAGCTGGCCGTGAAGATCGCTGGTGATTCGACGCAGTACTACATCCAGCTCGGGACGATCGCCTGATGAAGATCACCGTCGAGATCCTCGAGGCGAACCGGACGGCGCTCGTCGCAGAGCGCGACGGATACATCGAGGAGTCCGAGCGCCTTCGGGCGCAGGCGACGGGGGTCGAGGGCGCGATCCGGATCGTCGACCACCTACTGGACCTGGCACGCAAGCCGGAGGAATCCAATGCCTGATACCTTCGATCCCGCCGCTCTCACGATCGGCTGCGAGGTCATCATCCGCGCGCCCGGCGACGTCAACGTCATCGGCATCGTCGCCGAGGTGGACGCCGAAGCGCAGAGCGTCAAGTTCGCCGACGGCCGGGTCTACGTGTTCCCGCCCGAGGAGGAGCAGCCGTGAAGAAACTCTCCGCAGTCCTCGTCATCGTCATCGTCTTCGTCTTGGCGCTGCCCGCGTCGGCGGACAAGGTCGTCACCGTCTTCTCCGGGCAGGATGTCCCGAAGTCCGTCGCCGTCGACACGACCGGGTATCAGACCGCGCTCGTCACGATCTGGGCGGCTTCGGGGACGCCGAACGGCACGGTCACGATCTACTCTGCCCCACCGAACGGGGCGCCCCTCGTCTCGCTCACGTCCTACGCCACCCCGACGACGGCAAAGACGTTCCGCGGCCCTGTCGGCGCGGGGCTCGTGATCGTCCTGACGGGCAACTCAACGGGCACGGTCTCGACGTCCGTGGTGCTGAAATGAAGCGGCTCATCGCGCTCGCGCTGCTCGTTGCGGCTCCGGCGCTGGGGCAGATCAACAACGGATGGCAGGAGCTGCCGAACGGGTGGGGGGAGATCCAGGCTGCCGCCGGGTCCGTCCCCGCCACCTGCACCACCGCCGGCCAGGTCCCCGTCTTCCTCGGCAGCCCGCTGGCGATGGGGTGCGACGCGGGGATCACGTACGACGCGACTGGAGACAAGCTCACCACGGGCGTCATCGACAAGGGCGGGCAGGTCTTCAACGTCAAGGCGTACGGGGCGGTTTGTGACGGTACGACCGACGACAGTACCGCCGTTCAGGCCGCGATCACAGCCGCGGCCGTCTCCGGCGGGACGGTCTTCTTCCCCGCCTGCGCGAGCAAGTACAAGATCACCGCGCAGCTCGCGATCCCGGAAGACGGCCAGCCCTCACCGCAGCAGAAGACGATCCGCCTGACCGGCGAGGGCTACGGCGCGTCCGGGAAGTGGGTGGGCGCGAACACCCCGGGCGCCGCGAGCATTCTCGACCTCCAGTACGTCGGCACGACCGGCAAGATTCTAACGATCGGCGATGGCCTTTTGGAGATCGACCATCTCCAGCTCACGGACACCGTCGATGGGACGACGGCATTCGTCTACACGACTTCGACGACTCTCGACGTTCACAACGTCTCGTTCATCGGCAAGCGTGGACCGACCGCGCTCACCCTCGGGACGGTCACGAAGGGTTCCCCGACGACGATTGCCTCGACAGCGCACGGGATGACCGACGGCGCGCTCGTCGTCATCGCGGGCGGCACCGGCAACTGGACGGGGCTCAACGGGACGCGAGCCATCACGCGGGTTGATGCCGACTCTTTCACGGTCGCCGTGGATTCCGGTGCCTACTCTGGCAGCTTCGCCGGCACCGTCACGACGCTCCCGCAGCAGGACGCCATCGTGCTCGGCGGTACGACGACGACGTACGGCGGGCGCCTGACGACGAACGCATTCCAGGGCTACCACACGACGATCGACCAGAACTACTTCAACCAGATCCAGCGGGCCGTCTATGCGCGGACGCACGCGAACGCCGTCCGGATCACGAACAACTCCGTGTGGCAGAAGTGCGGCGGCGTTGCGGCAATCGAATTGCTCGGATACGACGCGAGCAACACCACAAGCGGCGTCTACGTCTCGGGGAACTTGATCGAGGTCGGCTACTACGTCACAGGGATCAGCCTGACCCAGTATGCGACCGCCAACGTAGTAATTGGTAACGGATTCTGGGACCCATCGACGACGTTCGCGCAGTCGTACATTCTCGGGACGGGCAGCACCGGGAACACGTTCATCGGAAACTTCGGCGTTTCCTCGCGCGTTCCTACTGGGGTAGCGGTTACATCGAATAATTATGTGGCAGAGCCCGGCCCGCTGACCCTCGGTCCGCAGATTTCCGGCTATGGATCTCTGCTGTCTAACAATCTCCCCCATGATTTCTACACGAACGGTGCGGGGGGGACTTATCGGCCCAACACCTTTTTCTACTCACGCGGTACGTATTCGGCTCCCACCAGTGTCTTCGCGACGGACTATCTGGGCGGGATCGAAGCGTGGGGATGGTCAGGCGGGACAAGTTCCTACAAGCAGGCCGCGGTCCTGCGTGCTATCGCGGACACCGGCGACGAGGGTGCGATCGGCGGGGGCTGGTGGATTGGGACGACGAGTGCAGGGTCTCCTGACTATCAGGGTAGCGCCGCTTACCGCTGGTCCGTCAACGGCAAGGGCGGCGCGATCCGCCAGTGGCAGGAGACGAACTACATCGCCACGGAATCGGGCGCGGCGAATGCCATCGCCGGGGCGCTCGTCAACGTGGCCGGCGCGAACGTCGCAATGACGGCGGGGCTCCGTGTGGTCGTCAAGCTGGCCCACACTCTTCAGGCAGGCGCGAACACGTTCAACCTGAACGCGGGCGGGGCGGTTTCGATCAAGAGCCATAACAACGTCGCGAACGATATCGCCGCTGCGTACGCCGTGGGGTCGATGGTCGATCTCATGTACGACGGGACGCAGTGGCAGGACATGAGCCAGTGAAGACGAACCCATCCTCCGCGTCCGCTTCCGCCGCGCTCGCGGCTTGTGGAGTCTGAATGAACGACTACGACGAGGTCGTCTCCATCCTCCGCTCCGACTACGGCTGGCCGATCGACTGCGCCCCCGCGCCGAAGCAGACGGCGAAGGCTCTGGAGACGAACAAGCCCGAGGACATCGCCCGGAGCATCGACAACTGGTGCTGGCAGCAGTCCGCGGGCGTCGCGCACTACGGCATCGACGCAGGCGGCCCCGGAGCGTACGCGCTCGTCCGCTACCGCAACTTCTCGGTCGGCCGCGAGTACTGGGAGTACAACACGGCTATCGCGCTGGGCTTCACGCACGAACTGCCCGAGGACCGTACTCGCGCGGCGCGCACCGCGACCGAATGGGCGGAGAACCTCAACGTCGGCCGCGACTACATGGGCTACCGGAACCACGATCCGGCCAGCGAGGAGGGCGCACGGCGTCGCGCGAAGGCGGCGAACGTGCCGATCGAATGGGTCGAAGCGCGGCTCGCGCGGGTCTGGGAGTTCCTCGCCTGGAGCGACTACCCGGCGCACCTCGACGAGCATCGCGGGCTCGACGTTCAGCAGGTGCTCGACAACCTCTGGGCGCGGCAGCAGGGCGCTCCGATTCCGTGGCTGCCGATCGTGAGGAGCAACCCGTGAACTCCCTCCGCGCGCCTCTCACTCCCGCGCGGTCCCGTGTCCCGGGCGGCCGCGGTGTCACTCTCCTCGCCGCGGCGGCACTTCTTCTCACCCTCACCGGCTGCCCGACCGGCTACGTCCAGACGAGCACCGGCGCCACCGTGGAGGCGTCCGTCGTCGCCGCTCAGGACTACGTCGGGGACGCGCTCAACATCCTCCAGAGCGTCCACAACGCGGCGGTGGACCGGCACGACGCGCTCTACGGGCAGGAGCCGGCCGACGTCCACTCAAAGCGTCGGACGATCCTCCTCGGCTCCGCGGCGGGCCTGCGCGCCTCGTGGGACGCCCTCCTCGCGTGGAAGAAGGCCCCGGCCTCGGCCACGTCCGTGACCGTCCTGGCGCCGTTCGTGGCGCAGGCGGGGCCGTTCCTCGACGCCGCGGCGGCGCTCGGCATCTGCTCGCAGGCGTGGGCGGACGGGGCGAAGGCGTGGCTCAACGCGACGCCGATGAAGGCGCTGGGGAAGCCATGAGCACGGCGCTCGTCATCCCCCCGGGCATCCCCGCCGAGGCGGTCGAGAAGATCCGCGCCGCGAACCCGGGCCTCTTCCTCGTCGTCGCGCAGGGGGAAGTCCCGGCCGAGAAGCCGACGGCGAACCGCCACACCTGGCTCACCGTGATCTCGGTCCTGAAGGGCCTCGTCGCCGCGGGGAAGACGGCCGGGATCTTCACCGGCCCTTTGATCCCGATCGCCGCCTCTGTGGTCGGGCTGGGGCTCGACCGTGCGGAGCAGGCGATCTCCGGGGCGCCCGAGGTCGAGGACTGGACGGTAGACCGGATCGCCGCGGCGAGGGCCGCGGTGCAGGACCCTCAGACGTGACCGGCGAGACGACGACCTCGACGCCGGTCGCGAAGCCGTGGGTCGACTCAAAGACGATCCGTTCGCTCGCCGCGGCGCTTCTCTACTGGGCGCTCCTCTGGACGTCCGTCTCGCTCTCGGCCGGGACGTGGGACTGGAAATACCTCGCCGCCGGCGCGCTGGCGATCGTGATCCCCGCCGTGAAGCGGATGGCCGATGCGGACGTCATCGCGCCGATCGACGTCCTGAACCGGGCTCCGAACGTGAAGGAGCCGAGAACGTGATCCGGATGCGCCGGGCCGCGCCGACGCTGATGATCCTCGCGCTTGTCGTGGCATCGCTCTCGACCGCGATGGCTGCGGTGGCCCAGCTCGCGCACTCTGGCAAGTCGTGCGACGAGATCGCGGCGCTCGTCATCGACCGGCTCGCCTACCTCGTCATCGCCAACGTCACTGTCTGGGCGCTCGTCGCCGTCGGGATGTGGCGCTGGTCTGGCGCCCGGTTGCAGATGGCGACCGACGAGGCGATCCGCAGGCACAACGGCGACGAGGACGCACACGGCCCGGCTGCGCACAAGAATCACGCCCCGCTCGATCTTGCCATCGCGGAGCTGGACAAGGGCATGGCCGTCGTCCTGGCGGAGATCAGGGCACTGCGGACGGCGGTGTCGCCACTGGCCGACCTCGACGCGCGGCTCCGCGAGATCGAAGAGTCGCACGCGGCGAACCACGGGCACCGCGACCCGAACGACTCGCCGCGTCGGCATCGCATCGGAGACCCCCCGGGATTCGACGGGACGAAGCACAGGGGGCGGTCGTGAGCGAGCCTCTCCGCTTCCGCTCGCAGCGCCTCGAGGACGAGTTCTTCGGGCCGGAGGTCCATCCGGTCGTGCGGATGATCGTCCTGGAGGCCGCCGAGCACGCGCTCGAGGTCCACGGCTGGCTGTTCGAGGTGACCTCCTGTCTCCGGACTCGTGAAGAGGACATCGCAGCGGGCGGCCACGGCATCCACGTAACCGGGCGCGCGGTCGACGTCGGAGCGCGGTCGATCCCGGAGGGGATGGTCAAGGCGATCACGGGCTGGGTCAACGACCGCTGGCAGTACGACCCGCAGCGGCCGAACCTGACGTGCTGCTACTCGGCGCCGCACGGGACGGGACCTCACTGCCACTTCCAGGTCCACGAACGTACGCGGCTCCGGCCGAAGAAAGAGGCGGCCTGATGACGGCACCCGCAACATGCATCCTGACCGGGACGGTCGAATCGCCGCCCGGCACTCCGCTGATGGGAGCGCTCGTCCGCGTCCGTACGATCGCGCCGCAACTCCTCAGCAACGGCGCGGGGGCGGCAACGAACGATCTGACGACCACGTCGGCCGTTGATGGCACCTGGAGTCTCACGCTCGCGCAGGGGCTGAAGGCGCAGATCGACATCCCCGCGGTTGGGATCGAGAACGACATCACGATACCAGCGCTCGTGACGGCCGATCTCTCGTCGCTCACGCTCTACGCCAGGGGGACGCTGACCCCCGCGACGATCATCTCCGACGACGGGCCGTCGATGGGCGGCGACCTGACTGGGAGCTCTCCGAACCCGACCGTTGTGGGACTCCGCGGGGTGCCGCTGCATGCCGATACCGTTGCGGACGGCAAAGTCTGGACGTACCGCAGCGCAAGCGGCGACTACCGTCTCGAGACGCCTGCGGTTCTGTCGGCCGTAACGGTCGTCAACGCCGGGCAGGGCATCACCGTTACGGGGACGACCGCGCCGACGGTCGCGGTGACGACACAGGGCATCACGGCGGGAATGATGGCGACCAGCGCCGCGGCGACGAACATCGGGGCGCTCTCGGGCGACCTGACGGGCACGCTCCCGGCTCCGCAGATTGCGGCCGGCGTGATCGTCGACGCGGACATCAACGCCTCGGCGGCGATCGGCTGGACGAAGATCAACAAGTCCGGCGCGGCGGCATCGGACGTTGGCGCTGTCGCGACGACGGGTGTGATCGCCGCGGTCAACGCTTCGGTCGAGTCGCCGAAGATCGCAGCGGCGCAGCTTGCCGGCGGGATCGCCGAATCCCAGGTCACGAACCTCGTCTCGGATCTCGCGGCGAAGCGGAACACCGCTGACCCGATCGCACAGAGCGATGTAACCGGGCTGGTCGCGGCGCTCGCGGCGAAGGAAGCGACCGCGAACAAGGGGCAGGCCAGCGGATACGCCTCGCTCGACAGCGGCGGTAAGGTGCCGACGGCGCAGCTTCCGACGACGGTCCTCGCTGACGGCGACAAGGGCGACGTTACCGTCTCGAGTTCGGGGACCGTCTTCACGATCGACTCTGGGGCGGTGACTTACGCGAAGATCCAGGCGACCACCGCGACCGACAAGCTCCTCGGGCGCTCCTCCCCGAACGGCGGGACGGTCGAGGAGATCGCCTGCACCGCCGCCGGCCGTGCGCTCCTCGACGACGCGACGGCCAGCGACCAGCGAACGACGCTCGGGCTCGGCACTGCGGCAGTGCTCAACGTCCCGTCGGTCGGGGACGCGGCGGTCACGGAAGTCGTCAAGGGGACCGACACGCGCCTGACGAACTCGCGCACCCCGACCGCTCACACGCACGCCGAGGCCGACGTTACGGGCCTCGTCAGCGACCTCGCGGCGAAGGTGCCGACGACCCGTTCGGTCCTGACGACGAGCCCACTGGCGGGCGGCGGGGCGCTTTCCGGCGACCTCACGCTGTCGGTCGGGGACGCTTCGGGCGCGGCGAAGGGGATCGTCCAGCTCGCGGGGGACATCAGCGGGACGGCGGCCTCCCCGTCCGTGGCGACGGTAGGCGGCTCCACGGCCGCGAACGTCCATGCCGCGGAGCTTCTAGCGAACGCCGCTACGAACGCGAACACGCCTTCGACGATTGTTCGCCGGGACGCATCCGGGAACTTCACCGCCGGCACGATCACGGCGAACCTCACGGGTAATGCCTCGGGTACGGCATCGAACGTCACCGGGACGGTCGCCATCGCGAACGGCGGGACCGGGCAGACAACGGCGACGGCAGGGTTCGATGCCCTCGCACCGACCTCGGCGAAGGGCGATGTCATCGTCTTCAACGGGACTGATAACGTGCGGCTTCCGGTCGGGACCGACACCTATGTCCTGACGGCGGACGCCGCGCAGGCGTCGGGCGTGAAGTGGGCGCCGACCGCCGCGACCGGGAGCGTCACGTCTGTAGCGACCGGCAACGGCCTGACCGGCGGACCGATCACCTCGACCGGGACGGTGAATCTCGACCTCTCAGCGACCGGCGGGCTGTCGAAGGTGCTCGGCACTGGGACGCAGCTCGGGATCGCGGCCGGGGGTGTCGCCGATGCGATGCTCACGAACGCCAAGGCGAACGCGGCGACGACGATCTCGACAACGGCCCCCCTCGCGGGAGGCGGCGATCTATCGACGAACCGGACGCTCACCGTTGCGAATGCCACGACGGGGGCCGCCGGTGTCGTTCAGCTCGCCGGGGATCTCGGCGGGACGGGAACATCGCCGAGCGTAGCAACCGTCGGTGGGCAGACGGCGGCGAACGTCGCGGCCGGCGCCGTCCTGGCGAACGCGGCGACGGATGCGAACACGCCGAGCGCAATCGTCAAGCGGGATGGTTCAGGCAACTTCGCAGCTGGGATGATCACTGCGAACCTGACAGGGAACGTCACCGGCAACGCGACAGGTACGGCCGCGAACGTGACCGGAACCGTAGCGGTTGCGAACGGCGGTACGGGAGCCGTAAACGCCGCGAACGCCCGCGCGAATCTGTCAGCAGCGGCGAGCGGATCGAACAGCGACATCACGGCTATCAGCGGGCTGCTTACCCCGCTTTCCGTCGCGCAGGGTGGCACCGGGTCCGCGACGGCGGCGGGAGCGCGGACGAACCTCTCCGCTGCGAGCTCGGGCGCGAACAGCGACATCACGTCTCTGGCTTCGCTCTCGACGCCTCTCAGCGTGGCCCAAGGCGGGACAGGGACGGCTACCGCCCAGACGAGCGGGGCCGTGCTCATCGCCGGCACGGCGGGAGTCTTGTCCTCCGATCCTACGAAGCTCTTCTGGGACGATACGAACAACCGGCTCGGTATCGGCACGAACGCCCCGACGGCGGAAGTCGGACTCGTCGGCGCGGCGGACATCACGGAGATGGCCGCCCCGGCGGTAAGTGCGTCCGGGAAAGCGCGACTTTACTTCGACTCGACACGCAAGCGGATGCGGATCTCGGAAGACGGCGGGGCCTACATCGACATCGTCGGAGCCAGCGGCGTCACCGGGAACGGGGCAGCGAATCAGCTCGCCTACTGGACGAGCGGGATCAACATCCAGGCGAATTCGGATCTCGTCGTCGACATTCCCAACCGACGGCTGGGGATCAAGGTTGCGCCGCTCGACGTACTGCACGTCGGAGGAGCCGAGATCCTCGACCCCGTAGCCGCCCCCGGTTCGCCGCAGGCAGGGCATCTGTGGACCGACTCGACGCAGAAGTCGCTGATGGTCTACCAGTCTGGGGCGGCGCAAGCGCTCATCGGGGCGATCTTCACGCAGACGGCAAGCGTTTCCGTGACGAACACCACGGCAGAGACTTCCCTGGTTGGAGCTGGTGTTGGGACCGTCACGCTCCCGGCGAACTTCCTTACGGTCGGGAAGACGATCAGGGTCAAGGGGTACATATACGTCGACGCAGGGAGCGCCGCGGCGCCGTACGCGACAATTCGCGTCAAGGTCGGCACTGGAGTCGTCCTGGTCGGCACGAGTGTCTCGACGTATCCGAGGGCCGGGACGACGCTCCCGTTCGAGGGAGTCGTGACGTTGCGTACGGCCGGAGCGGCGGGGACGGCCATCGGGGAAGGGTGGCTTTCGTCCGGAGGTTCGCAGGTGTCGATGCCAATGGCGGCAGTTGCGACGATCGACACTACCGGACCGAACGTCATCGACGTGACGTGGCAATACGGAGCCGGCGTGACCGCGGGCGAGACGATCACCTGTCCGATCCTGACTGTGGAAGTCCTTAACTGAGGTGACACGATGAAGTTCTCCTTCCCGATCTCGAAGACCGAGCCGCTCGGCGACGGACGGCTGCTCGTCGAGGGCATCGCGACCTCCGATGCGATCGACCTCCAGAACGAACGGCTCCTCTTCGACGGGTCGGTCAAGGCGCTGTCCAAGTGGCTAGAGACCGGCCCCGCCGTGCGCGAGCAGCACGATCCGGCGAAGGCCGTCGGGCGGGGGATGGAGATGATCCCGCTCACCGAGGAGAAGGCGATCAAGGTCCGCGTGTTCGTGAGCAAGGGCGCTCCGGAGACGCAGGCGAAGGTCATGGACGGGACGCTCGCGGCGTTCTCCGTCGGTGGCGAGCCGAAAGCCTGGGAGATGAAGAAGCACGGCAAGAAGAGCGTCCGCGAGATCAGCGACTGGGACATGCACGAGCTGTCCCTCGTCGATCGCCCCGCGAACCCGGATTGCCGGATCGACCTCGTGAAGAACGACCGAATCAGCGACGCCGTCGCGAAAGGAGCGGACATGGCCGAGGAAAACGAAAAGGAGCCTGTCGACGAAAAGCCCGACGGCGACAAGCCCCCGGAGGAGACCCCCGAGAAGGAGCCGGAAGTCGAGCCAGAGGGCGAGAAGGAGCCCGAGGGGAACGCGAACGCGGAGGCCGACGAGCCCGCGATCTCCGAGAAGGAGATGGCGCAGATCGTCGACGCGGTCCTCTCGGCCCTCGACAAGAACGGCGCGCTCGCGCAGAAGGCGGCGCCCGAGCCCGAGATCAAGAAGGACGCCTCGATGGCTGCGTGGGACATCCGCGCCGCGCTCGACGTCCTGTGCGGCCTCGAAGGGCTGTACGCCACGGAGAAGTACGAGGTCATGTCCGGCGAAGCGGAGCCTCCCGAGCAGCTCGCGCTCCTCGACAGTGCGATCGTCGCGCTGCGCCGGTTCATCCAGAGCGAGGCGGGCGAGATGACCGAGCCCGAACCCGTCGTCGCTTCCGCCCGCGCCGCCAGGATGGCGAAGCGCGCCGCTCCCGCCCCTGTCCCGCAGCCCGACGAGCGGATCGCCGACGTGCTCGCGGGGATCGCCGCCCTCTCGGAAACGCTCCCGGCGTCGCTCTCGAAGGCGCAGAGCGATCTCAAGGCCGTCCTCGACGGCGAGATCAAGGCCCTGCGCGAGAACGATCTGAAGAGCCTCCGGGCTGGGATGGAACAGATCCTCTCGATGCCGGTCCCCGGCCGCACGCCACTGCGGTTCCAGCCGCCCGAGACGGTCGCGAAGTCCGTCTCCGACTTCAACACGCGAGTTTCAATCCTCGAGGAGATGGCCGGCAAGGCGGACGCCGTGACGCGGCCCGCCATCGAGCGCGAACTCGCATTCGTCCGCGCGCAGATCGGTGCGCGGTAGGAGCACACGATGCCCGACTTCCTCAAGTCGATGTCCCCCGAGAAGCAGGAGATCCTCGCGCAGGAACTCCGCAAGTCCCTGTCCGGCGAGTACGGCTACGTCGCCGACAACGGCCAGCGCATCCAGAAGGACGCGACGAACCAGGTCGGCGTCGCGACCCCGCTCGGCACGCTTCCGGTCCCGCTCGAGGCTCCGGCGAAGCTGCTCTACCCGGTCCCGACCCCGCTCCGCAACATGATCCCGCGCGATGTCGTCGGCGGGAACTCGATCACCTTCCGGCAGATCACCGGCATCAACACGCAGAAGCGCTGGTCGTCCGTCGCCGAGGCGACCTCCTCGACCACGGGCCGGAACAGCTTCATCGCGTTCAACGAGAATGACGTCACCTACACCTGGAAGACGCTGGAGCAGGAGTCGCTCCTGACCCCCGAAGCGCAGTTCGGCGGGAACGGGAACGGGCAGAACTTCAACAACGAGGAGTTCGCGACCCTCTCCCTCCTCCAGGCGACGATGCTCGGCGAGGAGCTCGTCATCCTCGGCGGCAACGTGAGCGCGCTCGGCAAGGTCGCGGGGGTCACGAAGACTGGTGTCACGCAGGCCGCGACGACCGTCGGCGGTCTGACGGCCGGGACGAACTACTACATCTACGTCACGCCGCTCACGCTCCAGGGCTACTACGCCGGGGTCACCGGGCAGGCGACCGGCGTCGACCAACAGGGGGAAGGCACGGGCGACGAGTTCACGATCGCGACCGCGGCCGGCGGGAACGCAGGCGACGAGTCGATCACGATCACTTGGACCGCGAAGGCGGGGGCTGTCGCCTACAACGTCTACATCGGCGCCAGCACCGGCATCGCGAACGCGAACTACTACGGCACCTATACGACCTGCTACGCGCAGATCCTTTCCGTGCCGACCTCGACGCGCCCGAACGGTGCCGACAAGACCGCGAACGCGCTCGACTACGACGGCCTCTACGCGCTCTGCGAGACCGGGACGAACGTCTACAGGACCGACCTCGCGAACGCGACCCTCACGGGCGACAACAAGCTCGGTGTCGCCGAGCTCGACACGATGTTCAAGAGCTTCTGGGACAACTACAAGGTGTCCCCGGACCTCCTCATCGTGAACAGCACGCAGCGCAAGAAGATCGACGAGATCGTAATGGGCTCGGCCGCCCCGATCGTCCGTGTCGAGGGACAGTTCGGTGACCAGCAGATCACCGCCGGCATGGCGGTCAAGTCCGTCCTGAACCGCTACATGGGGAAGGACGTGCCGATCCTCACGCACCCGAACGCCGTCCCCGGCACGATCCTCGCCGTCTGCAACTCGCTCGGCGAGTACTACCCGAACGCCCGGATCGCGAACAACCTCGTCATGAAGCTCTGCTGGGACTACCGGAAGATCGACTTCGCGATGGCGAAGCGCGCCAAGGAGTTCGGCATCGACGTCCGCGGTGCCCTCGTCAACTACGCGCCCTTCGCGATGGGCGCCATCACCGGCATCGCCTGATCCTCAACCGGGCGGGGGGCCGTCGGGCTCCCCGCCCATTGACACGACGGAGACCGCATGGCTTCGATCGACTGGTCCACGAAGATCAGCGCATACCTCAACCTCGGGGCGGACGCCACGAAGGAGCGGGGCGCGATCCTCGCGTCGATCGGCTCCGGCGTGCAGGACGCGATCGAGCGGCGCATCGGCCGGCACCTCGACGTACAGATGCACACGGACGTTCTCGACGGCACGGGGAAGACAGTTCTCTCCCTGCCGTGGGACCCCGTCGTCAGCGTCACGAGCGTATCGGTCAACGGTTCGTCGCTCACCGTATCCAGCCCCAACACGAACAGCTACCCGCCGACGACCATCATCGTACGGGACTTCTGCACTCTGGTCCGGACGGACGGCGAGGTGTTCCCCGAAGGAGTCGCAAACGTCATCGTCGTCTACTCCGCGGGGTTCTCGGTCCCGCCCGACGCGATCGTGACGGCCGGCGTCCAGTGGGGCGCGGCGATCTTCCGCGACCGCGACCGCGTCGGGATCGCCTCGACCGGCGTCGCGGGACAGACCACGTCCTTCACCCGCGAACTGCCGGGCTACGTCGAGCGCGCCGTCGCGGCGTACACGAGATGGTGGCGCTGATGCTGGAGATCAAGCTCGACGCGACCGACCTCGAGCGGGGCCGCATCCTCGCGCAGAAGTTCCCCGCGCTCGTCCGCGCGGCGATGCGGAAGGCGAACCTCAACTCGTCCGCGACGGTGCTCAACGTCGTCAAGCAGACGAAGCTCGTCGGCGGGAATCCGCTGAACCGCCGGACCGGCAACCTAATCCGCTCTTGGGCCGTTCGCCCGCCGGTCGAGGAGGAGGACGGGTGGCGCGGCGGGATCGGGTCGAACTCCGACTACGCCGCCGCCCACGAGTTCGGCGTCGACAAGACGCAGAACGTCGGGGTGCGGGCGCATACGCGGAGGGTAACGCAGGTATTTGGTAGGCCCGTCCGCGGCATCGTCGCGAACGTATCCGCCTTCCAGCGCGCCCAGCACACGAAGCTCCCGCCCCGCCCCTACGCGCGCCCGGCCCTCCATGAATCCATCGAGAAGATCCGCGAGCATCACAGCAAGGCCGTCACCGCCGCGTGGCTTGAGGCGAAACCGTGAGCGACGTTCGCGAAGAGATCCTTACCCGACTCCAGGCGTGTCTCGCGACTGTCGCCCCTGGCGTCGTCTACACGTTCCCTGGCGGCGCGACGCATCGCCCGATCGAGACGGACCTCGGCGGGCGGGTCTACGCGAAGGCGCGACCCGAGGCGGGATTCGATTCGTCGGAACTGCCGTGCGTCGAGATCCTGACGAGTTCCACGTCGAACGACCCGATCCGCGAGGCGACCGACGACGACACGTACCTTGCTGACATGAAGGTCGAAGTCTGGGGCTACGCGAAGGGCGACGACGCGGGCGACGACAAGGACGCTCCGGTGCGGCGCGCACTGAATGCGCTCCGCGCCGATCTCATCACGGCCGTCGAGGCGTTCCCGTACTGGACGAGCACGGACTACCCGGAGGCGATCACGCGACGGGTCGGACGGCTCGCGACGATCCTCGAGTCGCAGTTCACGGAGCCAGCGATCAGCGCTCCGGACGGCTACCTGACTCTCAGCTACACGATCCGCTACCAGTTCAGCCGACTGAACCCGTAAAGGAGAACACGATGGCTCTCAGCTTCCCGACGGCACCGAACCCCGCGACGCTCTTCGTCAAGGGCGCTGGCCGCTTCTACCTCGGCACCTACGCCGCCGCCGGAGCGGACAGCCCGTCACTCCGCGACATGGGGCCAACGAGCGGCGGCATCGCGATCGAGTACAACAACGAGAAGCACGCGGTCGAGTGCGACCAGTTCCTCGGCGCGGTCGCGATGTTCCCGTCCAAGGAGACGGTGACGGTCAAGGTCACCCTCCAGGACGCGACGATCGCGAACCTCTACAAGGCGTACGGCTTCTCGCTCAACACGCTCACGCTCGGCGACCGCACCGACAACAGCGGATCGTCGGGGCTCGGCGAGGAGACGGCGACGGTCTACTACCAGCTCGTCTGGAAGGGCGAGGCGCCCTCGCAGTCGAGCGCGACGGCCCGCGTGTGGCAGTTCTACAAGGCCGTCGTCGAGAAGGTCGCCGAGGTCAAGATGGAGAAGGGGAAGGAGACGGCGGTGCAGTTCACGTTCCGCTGCCTCACCGACCCGTCTGTCACGACCGCGAACAAGTGCGGCAAGGTCTTCGACGCCTAGTCGGATGGCGCGAAGCGTAGCGGATGCGTGGTCGCTGGAACCGCTCGGGGTTCTGCGGCTCGGGGAGCGCGAGCACCCGATTCCGCCGCTGACCTTCGGGCGATTCCAGCGGCTCGTCGGCTCGGAGCCGCATAAGGCCATCGGCGCGATCGTCGGCAACGGCGCGAGCCGGAAGCAGACGCGCGTCGAGTGGCTGATGGAGCGGGCGCTGCGCTGGTCGATCCGGCGGGCGCCGCGCCTGACGCGGCATCTCTGGTGGATCGTGGATCGGTTCGGCCTCGGGCAGCGGCGTGTGCCAGTGCCCGAAGTCGCGCCGATCGTGTCGATCTGCGTCCCGACGGTAACGGAGGCCGAGTGGAAGCTGCATGGTACGTCGCGCCACGTCGCAGACCTCTTCCTCATGTTCGGCCGCGCTCACGACTGGGCGGCAATCGCGGATGCGATCCGGTTCGGCGAGCCGCCGGAACCGGGGGAGGAGATGCCGGACCGGACACAGATCGTGGCCGGGCTGCTCGCGGTCGCGAAAGCGACGGGCTACACGGTGGAGGCGCTGCACGCGATGCGGGTGGACGGGTTCTACCTGCTCGTCGAGTCGCTCCGTGAGCAGAGGGAGCGCGGCGAGCCCGAGGAGACGGTGCTGCCTCCCGGCGTCGCAGTCCAGGGCGGCGACGAAACGGGCCTCCTCGAGAAGTTGAGGGCTGCGGAACATGGCTAACGATCGCGCCGACTTTGAACTGTGGCTCAAGTCCAAGTGGGACGGCGACGCGATGGCCGCGGCGCAGGCGTCCTTCAAGAAGACGAAGAGCGAGGCGAAGGAGCTCGAGGGCGGGCTCGACGAACTCGGCTACTCGGCGAAGAACCTCAAGTCGATCCTCGTCGAGGCGTTCGCGCTGACCGAGCTGATCGCCCAGTTCAAGGAAGGCTTCGAGCAGGTCGCCGCGCTGGAGCAGTCGTTCAACCAGCTTGAGCGCGCGGCCAAGCGGAACGGCGAGAACTTCGACACCGTCAAGAAGAAGGCCGTCGACTTCGCGGACTCGCTCAAGGAGATGGCCGGGCTCGACGACGACGCCGTTATCAAGCAGGTAACGAAGCTCTACACGGCGACGGGGGATCTCGCGAACTCGATGGAGATCGCCCGGCTCGCGGCGGACGTGGCGGTCGGCTCGAATATGGACTTCGAGCAGGCGCTCCAGCTCGTCACCTCGGCGGCGCAGGGCAAGACCCGCGCGCTCGTCACGCTCGGGCTCGCACAGGACGACGACACTGCCAAGACACTCACGGCCGCCGAGGCGCTGAAGCGAATCCAGTCGGCCTACGGCGGCGCGGCGTCCGAGGCGAAGGGGCTCACGGTCGAGGTCAACCGCCTCAAGGAGAAGTGGGAGGACGTCAGGAATACGGTCGTCGAGCGGGTCACGCCGTCGATCGCGCCGGCCATCAAGATCGTCGAGTCGTTCTTCCTCGCGCTCAACGGGGCCTACGAACTGGTGTCGGAGACGCTCGTCCGCATCTTCGGCGGCCTCGTCCGCCTCGGGGAAGCGGCGACGCAACTCGTGTCAGGCGACTTCGC